CCGGCGCATCCTCCTTCGTCATAAAAACATAACTTATCATCTCCATCCTCTCCTCCATTAATTCCTTCTCCCAATCTACAATTAATATATCTTCTAACTTCAAAATATTTTTTTCATCAAAATTATTACAATAAAATAACTTGAGATCCTCCCAAGTTCCATAAATATCTAAATTGTTATCACAATTAAGAGACATTCTCCTATATTTCATAATTTATCCAATTTTTTTTAAATTGAAAAAAATCAATTTAAAAATACTTTTATACACTTAAATGTTAAATGTCTAAAAAAAATCTTCAATTAACAATAGATTTTATGTTAAATAAAACAGATAATTATTTTTGTTTAAAATGGGAACGAAGAGATGAACCAGAGGATTTTCCATATTTTTGTGGACAGCGTATGGAAAATAGTAATTTTTCGTATGGATTTTTGAACAAATTGTTGCACTTGCCTATTATTGCATCTGGAAATATTAAAATAAGAAAAGACAAATTAAAAGTCGAGTTACCAATTCCTAAAGATATTCCAGTTTATACAAATATTCATTTTCTTAAATCTCATCTTCAAAAATCTATTCGTCTTAAAAAAACAAATCTTGCGATTCCAACTGCCAAGCATCTTATTGAAATTGACCCAATACAATTTTTACGCAGGTTAGCAATTATATTCGTTGAAGATGTCATGATTACACAACATTATTCAATTTTAATTTGGTTAATGATTGCAATTAGTAGTAAAAAAATTACTTTACAATTGAATCATATAGAATGGTTATTAGGATTGGTATATATTGCTTGCACTTGTGAATATAAAGAAGATTATCCCATTCCTAAAGCATTGGATATTATTACTAATGATAAGATAGCTAAACAAGTTTCCCTAAATGCTTCTGCATTGGACAAAAATCATTATGAAATTATCCAATCACTCATTATTCGTTCAGCTTTTGGAGGATTAACAGGAGATGCAAAGATGTTAGTTAATGCAGCATATGTTTGGACTCAAAGATTCCAATCAAGCGATGAAAAATGGAAAGAATATTATTATACTCCAATGAGAACTATATCTTCATCCGTCTTACATCTTGAAAAAAATGATTGGATTCTCTCTGCAATAGATTATCATTGTTTCCCGAAAATGATAGATTGGATTATGGAAGCAGATGACTCTCTAAGTGAAGAAGATTTGAAATATTTAATATGGCATTTTAGCTCAAAAATAAACAAGAGAACTTATTATGATGAAAAAGAAGAGATTGTTCTTAGCAATGAGAGAAAAGAACAATGGGAAGAAATAAAAAAACAAGTTTATTCTATTGCTAAATATGCATTAAAAAAATATGCTTGATTTAATTTACAATTTCACGAAAGTTACCTTTGTTCTATACTTTGGATTTTTTATATTTTCTCTTTTCACCAAAAATTGATAAACGTGATTCTCCCTTGTCTTATTCTTCCTTTGCACAGACACTTTAATTTTTTTCTTAGAAAAATTAGGAATAGTATTTACCATCTTTGTATATCCCTCTTGAACAGCTTCTAATAAATTATTCGCCTTAATACAAAATGAAACATTTTTGTAAAAAACATTATATTCTTGTTTTTTTTTAGAACCACCTGGAACAACATATTGACCTATTTTGGGACGAGTATAGGTTGGTTCTTCCTTAACATAATCATTAACTTTTGAACTTCCATCTAAAATATTATTTATGGCGTCTTCATTTGCGCCTTGTCTTTGTTTTGCTGCATATGCTGGTTCATTTGGTGCAACTTGTGGTTCTGAATCTTTTAAATTAGACATTACTATATTATTCAAGATAATTTTTGAAGACTTCCATCATATTTTTATCATATTTTGCTACGATGTTTCTATGATTGACTTTTATATTCTTATTGGAGTAGTTTAATTCGATTGGATTTTGTAGAATGATTATCGTTCCAATGTAGGGATAAACTTTTTTACTATTCAAATCTTGTATATAAAAAACAAGGTATTTTGTACCACCTAAATTATCATAAAAATTCATTTTCTTCGCTAATTTATTAAAAACTTTATTTGCTACATTTGCTGGAGTGGATCCAGTATAAACTCCACTATTTGTTCCTTTTTGGGGGAAATCTAAGATAGTAAATTTTCTTTTTCCTTCTTTTTCTTTTTCCTTTTCCATTATAAAATATAAAATAAAATTTATAATGACTTCTTTGTTAATATTTACATATATTTGCGTCCTCCCTTTTTATCACCTGGATGCTCAGACCCAAGAGACTTAATTACATTATTATATCTTTTAACTACTTCCTTTACCTTTCCAGTTCTCTTGTCCTTTAATTTTAGAACAATTGGCTTGCTTAATTTAACGCGTTTTCCTTCATAATGATAAATCTTTTTGTCAGATCCACGTGTTGTCTCTTGAATGGAAAAGGAGAATTTACACTCCTCTTTCTTCTTGGCTTTTTGGCAAAGCTCAGAGAAAGCAGTTGATGCCTTGTCCTTAGGACCACGACGTTGAGGTTTTCCTGATTTAGTCTTCATTGGAAGTTCGTAACGACCACCGTCATCGATAGATTTACCATTTACGATAACTACCTTAAAATAACGAGAATCCTCTGACTCTACTTTGGCACCCCCATTTTGATTTTGTTTTCTATTCTTACGATTTGCATTTTTGTTATTAAGCTTTTGAAGTAAAACCTCGAGTTTATTAAGTTCTTTCTGAAAACTGTTATTGTTCGGCATTATATATATGTTTTATTAGATTTTTTTTTTATATTTTTTAATAAATGTTTTTTTGTCATCTAAATCTTTTAAAGTTAAAATAAATGTTTTATTTTCAACATCTAAATTGTTTTTACGAAAATATTTGTTAGCTTTTTCTTCCAATTGTTTAAATCCACCTTTTTTATCTTTCGCATTTAAACTAAATTTTACTAATTCTTTTAATCCACCTCCAGCCTGAGAATCTCCAAATATTCTATCACTTATAACTCCACGCAACAATAATGTGGGATCCATATCTCTATTATCTCCTTCTAAAACTACATTACCTTGTGATATTTTATACATTGAATATGGATAATATTTAGATGTCCAACCTTTCATAGCCTGTTTATTAGTTGTTGCAATCGCATCCATAAAATATATAATAAATTAAAATTTATTCTTCTTAAAGAAACACAATTCGTGGTCAACTAAACCCATTTTATCCATTCTTATAACATCTATTAATTTGAAATAGTTACCAATAATTTTCTCCATTATCTTTCCCTTAGCAGGTATTACCAAATTATGCTTATAATGTCTCTTCTTTTCTATTTCATTATTTTTGCCTCTTATAGCAAATATCTCATTATATTGACAAATAGTATTTCCCTTTACTTCCCACCAACCATCGTGTGTGAAATTAGGAAATTGAGTTATACTATGCTTCCTCTTACTAGGATCATATCTTACAAAGCTCATATTTCTAGGAGTTGGATCTAACTTATCTCTATCATAAACATGAATTATCAAATATCCTCCTGGCTTTAGCCAAAAATAGAAATTGCTTAAAATAGTATCCCAGTCGTTCATTGTATTATGATAAAGAGTATCCTTCAAGCAAATAATGAAGCTAAAAGTTTCTGCCTTAAATAGATTTTCGTTTCTCATATCTCCCAGTGTGATATGTCCTAAGGGATTTCTCAATTTAAATATTTCCTCCATTGATTTACTTCTATCTAATCCCATTACCTTGTAATCCGTCGCTGTACTTAAATATTGATAATGTTTTCCAGTTCCTGATCCACACTCTAAGACATAATTAGTTGGGCTCTTCTTTTTCTTTGGTACCTCGTGTTCATTCATAAAATTTATAATCTTTTTCACCTCTTCTAGATATACGTTGGACTCATTAAAAACTTGATCATAAAGTTTACAGTATAATTTATCTATTCTATCTTCTTTTGAGTCCAGTGGATTTTCGAAATTTTCATTTTCATCATATAATAATTGGTAATCTTTTATTATCTCTCTAAATTTTGGTAGAAATAATGCCACTACTAGTAAAGCTATAAAAATTGTTATAATTATCCATATGAATGTCATATCTTTATCATAGATTTTGATTTAAAGAATTTAATCTAAAATAATAATATAATGGCTGATAAGTTTAATGTCTCCTTCAACTCAACTAATGCTCCCAAACTCGAAGATTTCAAAAATGATATCCCTGCTATGCAAAATAAAGAGTTTGACAACCACATCGATATCGAAGAACTAAAATCGATGGTTTACACTCTTTTAACAGAGACCGATTGTGAAAGAGATGATCGACTTCGAAAGAGCAAAAATTATGCTGATTTGAGAGGTAAGTACCAGAAAAAATATGAAGGATTGATGATGCGTTATCCTTCATTATATAATATGATATTGGAGGGTGGAAAAAGTTTCGATTTACTACAATTCGAGCAAATGCTGTCTATGATCGCAAAAGTTAGAAATAAGGAGGTTGACGAGAGTACCGCTTCAAAAGCATTTGGTGAAAAAATGGTTGACAAATATGTTAAACCAAATCTAAAAAATTGAAACAAAATTTAATAGATACCCTGTTAATAAAATGAATGATTTTTGTGAAGAAAATATAGCCAGTGAAAATTCTTTTTTCACAATGGCTATAGATGGTATTGCTACTGGGAACTTGAACCAAATTTTTCCCAATGGAAAAACACTTTTGATGACTGCTGTGGAGAATAAAGATCATCAAATGATCAAATCAATTTTGGAAAGTGGTTGCAATGTAAATTATATTTATAGAGATGAATTATCTGCACTTGGCATTGCCTGTGCAAATAATGATGAAATTTCTTTAAAATTATTACTTGATCATGGAGCTGATCAAAATATTCTAATTTGTGGTAGAACACCACTTATGTCGTGCATTTACTCATTCGCAAATAAATGTGCATATATTCTCCTCCAATATCCTCTTGATTATGACAAAAAAAGTTCTAATGGGAGTACTGCCCTACATGTCGCTTGTAGTAAAAACAATTCCCAAGTTGTCTCAACATTGCTTATGAAAGGAGCTTCTCCAAATGTAATTAATTACGAAGGGATATCTCCTCTTTGGGTTGCATCATATTATGGAAATCAAAAAATTGTTGATATGCTCGTAACGTTTGGAGCTAAAATTAACTCCCCAGATAATAAAGGTGTTACTCCTTTGATCGCTGCAATTATTCGAGGGCATGAGAAAATATTTTTCTTCTTGATAAAACATAATGCTGACTTTCATTCTCCTCAAAAAGATAATTTGCTTCCAGTGGAAATTGCTATTCTCTCAGGAAAAATAGAAATACTAAAATTTTTCTCGAAATATTACAAATTAAAAGATGTTCGCATTGATGATGCACCTGGAATTTGTCGATATCTTGAATATACTAATAGATCTAGGGATGGACTAAAATATTTGTTATCAAGAGGATGTGATCCCAATTCATATTACATTGAAAATGAAATCATTATGACGCCCTTGATAATTTGCATGTTGAGAGATGATTTTGACTGTGCTATGACACTACTGGAAGAAGAAGCAAATCCTTATTTAGGAAAACATATAACCCCAATTTCAATAGCAATCAACTACTCAAATGAAAAAAAAGATTCCAAGTTTATTGATCTTCTAAAAAAGTATAAAACAAAATTCCCTTAACGCAACGTCAATAAATATTTTAGTTGATT